AAGCTTAATTCTTTTTTTAAAATGGTTTCAATATTATCAAAATCATAATACCAAATTTCAAGTAAGTTTATATTATGTTTGTTTGCATATTCTTTTTTACGTTTGTCATGTTCAACTTGTTTTTGAAAATATTTTTTAGATTTATGAAATCCTTTAATAAATTTTTCATGCTGTTCGCCTTGATATTCTATAAGTAAATTATATTCTGGTAAATAAAAATCATATGATAGCAACCTTTTACCTACACCTGCCAGACCTTCAAACTCTTTTTGTGGTATATAATCTTTATATTTTGTTAAACCGATTTGTGTAAAATAATTATCTATTCTTTTTTCACCTTTTGATTTATTACATTCTGGACATCCAGTTTTCCAATATCCATTACGCCTTGAAATTCGAGCTTCCCACTCACATCCACAATTTTTACAAATCCACCAAACTTTCTTGTCAGATTTTGGTGTATACTCTTCTGGATTTTTATCATTTTTATTATAGTCCCACTCTTTACATAATTCAGGATTATTCATTAGTAAATTATTTTCTTTGGTTGCATATAAACCAGAACAATAAGGACAACCATTACCATTAATTGCCCTATCTAATATACTTACAAACCACTCATGATTATGTTCTTTGCATTTCCACCATACTTTTTCTGTGCTTCCACGAGTATATTCTTCTGGTCTTTTTTTATTTTTCTTGTAATCCCACTCTTCACATATATCAGGATTTGTAACCAATAAATTATAATCTTCTGATGGTAATTTTCCAGAACAATAAGGGCAACCGTTATTTCCACTTCCTCTATCATTTATAAAAGTATTCCATATATGTTTTTTATTTTTACTACATTGCCACCATACTCTTTTCATACTTCCATATGTAATATCATAAGGAGTTAAATCACCATTAAGAGTTGGATGCCATTCTTTAGCGAGTTCTGGATGAGTTGTAACTAAGCAATTTGATAATCCCACTTGTTTACTTGCACAAAATGGACAACCTCTTTCTGTAGAAATACATATCCAAGTGGCTTCAAAAATTTCTCCACATTCTTCTTTAAGACATTTCCATTTTAAAAAAATGTTAGAATCTTTATATTCTTGTTCGTCAACTAACTCAAATGGCTTATTATTTAACTTACACCATAATTTTATATTTTGAATAGAATATGGATTAAACTTGTGTGTAAATCTTGGTTTAAAGTCATTTTTTAAATTGTTTATAATAGATATATATAAATATCCAAAACTATCTCTTAAAATTATTTTTTGTTTGGTTTTTATAATTTCATTATCTGAGAAATCACCAATTATTTCAAATCCTAAAGTTTTTACATATTCTTTAGCTTTTATATATGTATATTGTTCACCATTCATAGATACATCCCCCTCCAGTATAAGAGATAAATGGAAAGAGACATGTGTACTGGCACATGTCTCAATATTACCTTTAATAAGTTTGCAACCCTATTAAAGAACCATATTATACTTTATTTTTATATTTTTCTATTAATTTTTGTACAATATTTATACATGAAAAAATCTCTTTTTTAAATTGAACTTGAGACACATTACGCTCATATATTAAAAATTGTATTTTATTTAACATTGCACAATATCTAGCATCAAATTCAAGAAATTCAATTAGTTCTACACCACCTATTAATTCATTTCGTAAAGACATTAAATAACTTAATAGAGTGTCACTTTTTTCTTCTTTGAGACATAGTGATTTATATAACTGATTAATAAGAAATTCTAAATAATTAATAAATAGTTCATTTGGTATTACATCATAATTAACTTTTGTCATATTAATCACCATTAATGCTATATGAGTATACTGTGTATTCCACAATCATAGCACTTATATTCTTATCCAACTCTTGCGACAAATTTAAAAGCCTTAATAAATGTTCACTTTGAGCAGTAAGTTTAAAATCCTTTGTAGACATTCTTTGTTGTATTAATTCAAGATTATATATTTTATCATTCATCCAAAACTTTCTCATTATTGTCGCAATTATTAATTGTTCTTCAATGGTTAAATCAGAATTATATTGTTTTTTAATATTGTCTTTGTCTGATAAATCATTTTTACACTGTTTAAATTGAGTTTCGGCTTTAATTCTTAAATCGTCAAGAATTTTTTCTCTGTCTTCTACTTCAAAATCCAATAATGTGTGATCTTTAATATCAGACAAAAACATATCATAAATATTAGAATAGGGGACAGGCATAGTTATCCCCTCCTTACTTTAACTCTATATAATTATTCTTTTTTGGTTGATTAAAATTTTCAAAAGAAATTTCTAAATCAGTGTCCATTTTTTCTTCCAGATATTTTTGAAGTTTACGAGAATCTAATTCTCCAGAAGCAATTAATTTTCTTGCTTGCTCAGTTACCATTCTCTTATATCCATCAGGAAATTTTTCAAATTTTTTAACGAACTGATCAAAACTTAATCTAAATAATGCATCAATATCGTTAATTTCAATAATATCTTTATAGTATTGATAAACATTGGCATACTTTAAGATTTCAATCTCATCATCTTCAATTACTCTAATCCAAGGTTCTCTTACAAAACGAGGATCAGAATTTTTAAGATTAATAAATTCACCAAGTTCAATATAATTTTTATCACCATATTTTTCCCAAATAAGCGTATATCCAATTTGGCGTTTTGATTTGTATATCAATTTTCCTTCTGAAATATTTTTTACACAAATCATTCTTTGAAGATCTAAATTCGGTTTAATATGAACCTTATTTACTTGTTTAACTTCTTTTGTTTTTTTTGCTTCTTCTTGTTTATTATTTTGCTCATCATTCTGCAAATGTGCTTTGATTTCCTTCACTTGCTCATCACTTAAAATACTTAAATGACTCTTAACTTCAAAGCCCAGCTCAGAAGCAATTTGAATTAACTCTTTATTTTCAACACTCAATTCCTTAGACAGCTCAAAAATCTTCATTTATTTTCTACACTCCTTTTACTCCATCCACAAAATTAAAACAGGGGAGAAAACTCCCCATATTTTAAATATTATTAATTTTTCTATTAACCCGAAATGGCATACTTACCAAACAAATCAGTAATGGCAACACCAGTACCATACCTTGTTCCATAGAAATAGTCTTGAGTTAAGTCTACGTTACCAAGAGCATCACCAGCAACAATACGAACTTCACCTTCAGTTACAAACTTCACAGGTTTCTCTTGTCCGGTAACTACATAAATATCATTATCTGAAAGTTTAAAAGTATATGTACCAACAGTATGAACCTGATTAATTCTTACCATAGGAGTACCATTAAATGAACCATAGTAACCCATCTTATAAACATCTTCTTTTGCGGTATCAGATACAATAGCAGTAGCACATTTCCTTAAAGCTGTTCTTGTACCAGCAATAATAGCAGTTCTACCAGTAGCAGCTTCAACATGATCAATTACTCCGAGCAAAGTATCTTCATCAAAAGAACCAGACACTGAGAAACCAGAAGGAAGAGAAGTAAACGCACCAGTAAATGCTGTATAAACATCGTCATTAATTCTCAACTTAAATGCTTTTTCAAGCGCATCAATCAATTCATTGAAATCCACTCTACCAGCAAGTAGGCGAGAAAGATGTTCATATATTTTAATTCCTTTCCAACTTGTAGGAATTGATACATTAGTACCAACGTCCAAACGCTGTCTCCTTAAAGAAGTAGTCCCATCAGCAATTTCAGATACCGCCAACATGGTACGATCTGGAATATAAAAACTATTCTGATCGCCAAGAGCACGGTTCTTATACTCTACAAACTGATGGAAGAAGCTGTCTTCGGGAAGCCCTTCAAGAACCGTTTGCTGAAGAATATCTTCAATAATTTCAAACATTTCTGCTCCATTTTTACGAAGACTTCTATAGTCAATCTTAGTAGAACCACCGTTCAATTCAATAAATGCTTCTCTTAAAACTTCTAAACTGTCGGTCTTAGAGAAATTGCCCTTGATTTTATTCTTATATGTATCAACGGCAAGTTTTACAATTTCATTTTTATTTGCCATAGTTATAATTCCTCCTTTTTAATTTAATTCAT